CACGTTGAGAGACGTGTTCGAGGGCATTGATTTTGAAGTTATCAAAAACGTCATTGAGAACACGCTGATCCGCGGGTTTGAGGTTACGGCTGAAGTGATCGGCGCCGCGGCGCGTGCATTTCAGCGGTTGGTGGAGTTTATCAAGGCTTCGCCGCTGGCCCCCGTGATCAATGCCGCTGTTAAGGCAGCAGGATTTCTGGCTGATAAGTTTGGCTTCACAAAGGATACAGTTGCGGAGTACAACAAGGAGCTTGACGCAGGCCGAACAGATCTTGATGCACAAAAACAGGCCGCGGCCGATCTGGCTAATGAGGCCAGGCTGCGCTCTGAGGCTGAGGCGCAGGTTGCGTTAGAGCTTCAAAAGTCAACTGAGGCTGCGGTTGAGCAAAGCAAGTACAGCCAGGCTTTGCTTCAGTCAGAGATTCAGATTGCCCAAGCGAAGGGCGATCAAGCTACAGCATCAGAGAGCCAGATCCAGCTGAACAATGAAGTCGCTCGGCAAAGGATCGCAGAGATTAGCCTGCAGCAGCAAGCCGGAAAGTTGACTGAGGAGCAGGCAAGAACTCAGACAAAGATTGCTTTGCTGCAACGTGACACAGCGAACGAAGTCGAGGGGACAAAAGAAGCCTACAGGCAGCTCACAGAGGACGGAGAAAGATTGCTGGATATTACTCGAAGCGTGTCAAACGCCGAACAAAACAGGCTCAACACAATAGCTCAACAGCAAAATGCTACTGCAACTTTTCTTGGCGGTCAGGCTGAACTGCTCGGAATCTACATTCAACAGCAACAAGTCGCGCTTCAAAGCGCAGAAACGCAATCAGAACGAGAGCAAATTGCGAAGCAGATATATAACCTAACAGTTCAACAGGCTGCTCTTGAGCGTGATGCAAACAAGGCCTCAATTCAAGCCGAAGTCCAAAAGGCGGCTCTGGCGGTAGATTCTGCGGCCAGAAAGCGGCAAGAAGTGCAGATTGAGGCACAGCTTGCCGCTGCTAAGGGCCAATACAACCAAGCATTTGCAGAGGCTCTAAGACAAGCGGGCAGAGGTTTGGAGTTAGCTCAAAAGCAGCTTGATGCGACTAGGCAAGCGGCTGGCGTGCAAAACGTGATTGCCGATGCAACGTTTAGGGCAAAGGTTGAGGCTGCAGGTTTTGCCGCAAACATGGCAAGCGCAGAGAAGAATACCTCTGCCACTGCTGATCAGATGGATAGGCTGGCCGAGTCAACCAACAGGGCTGGCAACCTTGCCGGTCTGCTTAAAACGCAGTTTGGCGAAGCGGCAAACAACCTGTTGTTCAGCGCAGCGTATGCAGCCGAGTCAAATGAACTGGTAAGAAAAGGCATCACCGGCTTTGGCGAATACAACAAGCTGCAAGAGAAATACCTGAACATCGCGAAACAAATTAATCAAGAGATTTACAAGCGAAACATCCTTGCCGCTCAAAGCCAGCTTGAAGAGCTAGGCATTAGCAGCACTGCCCTGAAGTCAATCGTGCGCAGCAACAACTCTCGATCAGGTGGCTTCAATGTGCCGTTTGCTGAAGGTGGTTACGTCACACGACCAACCCGTGCCTTGATCGGTGAAGGTGGAGAGAGCGAGTATGTGATCCCATCTAGCAAGATGGATGCAGCCATGCGAAACTACAGCGCAGGCCGTCGTGGTGATGCAGTCCTAAACATGGCCACGCCACAAATCAACCTCACTACAGGCCCTGTGATGCAGATGAATGGCACTGATTACGTCACAAAGGCAGACATGACACGCGCGATGAGCAGCGCCGTTAATCAGACCATTCAGACGATCACCAGCACGCCTGCGTTGCGTCGTCGTATGGGGGTTGCACGATGACCAAAGGCATTGCCGCATTCCTGACGATCAGGCAGAGCGACTTCAATACCGTTGTGGCTAGGTATCAGAGCTACTGGCCTGGCATCACGGTGAATGGTCACGTCTTCAAGCCTTTTAGCGTTGGAGCCATCACCTCAAATGTCTCTGGCGGCCAGCAATCACTTGACATCGAGTTTGGTCTGCAGCCTGCGCTTGAGCAGGTCGTGGAAAATAGCGCAACCAATGGATACATCTACGATTGCGAGCTGAAAGAGTTCACGCCGACTGCAACGGGCGTTCCGCCTGCAACTCTTACAACCTTTGCACAGTTCGTTGGAAATTTATTGACTGCCAGCAAGACCGATCGGATCCTCGCCGTTCAGATCGGCAGTAACCTTGATCCAGTGAAGGCGCAAGCACCGCCTCGTAAATTCACTACTACCTTGGTGGGGGATCCGCCGCAGCTATGACCACTTATATCTCACCACAGAGCGCATCGTCGCCAATCACGACTAACCTTCGGAAGGATGAACTTGCGGCACTTCAGGCTGTAGACGATAACGCGACAAGCAGGCAACGAGCGGTTCAAACGGGCAATTCAATCCCGCTAGTCTTTTGCTCTTACATGCCTGAGAACGCCATTGGCGGTGTTTGGTTGGCGCCACCTGCCGTTCGTATTGGTGCGCAGTACAAGGAATCTGACATCAGCAGCTTTTCCTATGGCTTGGTGCTTGGTGACGGCGAGATGCCTTCTATTGCATTGGCAGACATCCAGCAGGGTGCCTCTGCTCTGACATCGTTGCTAAGCCCATCAGCGGTGACCACGTATAACGGCCTAGCTGTCTCTGGCTTTGACTATACGTTGACCTATGAAACAGCTGGATCGCCGCAGGTTGGGACGCCTGGGCGGTATCAACTAAGCGCTGCTGCTTATTTTCGCCCCGACACCTATGATTCTTTGTATTACGGCATATACAACCCGCCATACGAGGGCAACCTTTTTACAAATTTAGCCACGATATCTAGCGGCAGTGCCGCGGTAGTTAATGGCGAATATATAATTATTCTAGGCACAGATATCGGGAAGGTTTTTTACTTTGAGATCATTGCTGAAGACCTTAACACCCCTGGCGTTCCTGCTGCTGCAAGTATTCGATTTGAGATAAACCAAGCAGTTGTGCAATCGCGATCCATAAGCGATCCTGCTCCGTCTGGGGCTTACAAGCTGGCAACAAGCATAAATCAAGATTTGCCCACCAGTGGTAGCTCGGTGGCGGCATATGTAGACGTTCTCGGATACGAGCAAGCCACTGGCAGCCAGCTTAGAATTGCTTTTCGATACAACTATGTTAAATGGATATATATCCCCGCATCTGCGGACTATTTGCCGGGTGAGCCTGCCGTCTCAACAAATCTACCTCTGTTCCCAGGCTCTGGCGGCACCTTTGGAGGGTTGACAACACTTGCAGTAAAAGGCGGATACGTTGCAGGCGTAGAAAATTCAAACCTATATCAGCAAGTTCGGTGCTTTGTCCGTAGTGGCATCGTGGTTAATAAGTTGCTCGGCGGTAGCGGCAGCTCAAACCTGTTCCCAGACCTTTCTTACTACTTGCTGCAAAAGGCAGGAGTTGCCGCCAATGCATTCATTGACTTGCCGTCCTTCCAGCTCGCCGCTCAATTTAACCAAAACAGTCTTTTGACCTTTAATGGCGTACTGGCAAACAGTGCCAATTTGCGAGACTATCTAGCGAGCGTTGCTCCGTATTATTTGCTAAGGTTTGTCCAAGCTGGTGGCAAGTATATGATGCTGCCAGTGCTTCCTTTGAACGCGGACAAGCTGGTTAGCGCTGATCCAGTGGTGCCAGTTGCGACCTTCAATAACGACAACATTGTTGTTGGTTCGTATCAGAAGGAATACGCTTCCACAGAGCAGCTGAGGCCATTCTGCGCCGTTATGACTTGGCGTGAGCAAAGTGCTGCAAGCTTCCCCGTGTCGCGCGCTTTGGAGGTTCGATTTGATGGAACTGCGCTAGATGGCCCATATGAACAGTACGACATGGAAGAGTTTTGCACAGATGTCAGACATGCTGAGATCATCGGAAGGTATATCATATCAAGCAGGAAAAACACAAAGCATTATGTCACTTTTAAGACCACATCGGCATCAGCAAGCCTTCTGCCTTCACAGATTATTGAGGTCACTTGGTCATACGAAGCGCAAGGCGTTCAACAGCAAACTACGGATTTTTACCAGATAGACAATGTTATCGAGGATCAGCTTGGCAACTATCAGATTGAGGCGACTCACTTTCCAACTGATGCAAGCGGGCGCAGCATCATTAGCGCCGATATGCAGCCAGCGTTGACATCACCTCCGCCTGAAACCGAAGTACCAGGCGATGGACCGAGCGCATTTGCTTGGAGCTACACCCCAACAGCTGCTGATGTTACTGCGCTGCTTGGCGGTGAGTTTAAGTTCTTTGTTGACGCAAGCAATCTATATTACGTTGAAATCAATTCTGTTGATTCGATAGGAGTCGATCGGTACGCGGATCTAAGCACAATTGCCGTAAACGATACGATTAGATTCTCATACAACGGAGGCGGCAACGAGATTTCACAGACGGTTTCATCAGTCCAGCTTGATGTATCTGGTGCTTGGGTCCGTTTTGGCATACCAGACAACCTTTTCTCGGTGTTTGCTGATGGTCAATATGTGACCATTACATCTGTTGCAGCGGCACCGCTTGGGACCAAATTTAGCTTTGAGAATGGTGAAGCTCAGCTTGGCGTCCAAGACAACACGACCCGCAGCATCGCAAGAGCGTTTGATGGTGCATATTCAGCGGTGACGCCAGCAACGCAAGAGGTGGGCCTGCTGTTTACGAATGCCTTCCCATATCATGACAAACCCTACTATATGTGGTCTACGCGTTTTTACTACAATAGCCCGTCGATCCTTAGCACAGGTACGTTGACAATTGCCGGGCAACGTGAAACCTTTGCCAGAGTGACAACAGGAGCAATTGGCTGGCAGCTTAGAGGCGTTCGCGTTTCAGCAACCACTATGTCTTTTTCTGTGGTTGCTGAAGGTCTAAGCGTGGATTCAATCGGTACAACTACCGTCCCCGTTCAGTCGTGGGTTCATGCCTATGTTCAGGTCTATTGGCTTAATGGCACCGACAACATCCCGACCATTAGCCTTTGGATCGATGGTAGCCTAGTTGGCACAAGCCCTGGCGGGATTACATACAATCCGCCAACAAACAAGAAGGATTTTCAGACCCGAGGCTTCACAAAAACCTCTGATGCGTCCACATACTACGATTACTGCTTCGCCGCTACGGATGATGCGCCATTGGTGCCAATGAATCAAAGCACCATCGTTCCGGCAGACATTGAGGCAGACCTAGATGCCTTGACCTAGTGCGTTTCATTTTGCCGCTGTAACCTGTAGGAAAAGGTTCAACGCTATCAATGACTTGGACGCTAGCCAATTCCGTGACTTGGACCGGCAACCGCGCCGAGAACAATACCGCGATGGAATATCTGTTTGATACCTATCTTCCATCCAAGGGCTGGACTACGGGAGCGCATCCAGACGGCAGCAGCTTCAAACGCGTTTTCTCGTATGGCGCAACTGATAGCTTGCAGGGTGGCACATGGCGAAGCTACTTCTGGGCGAACTGGACTAGCGCTACGACTTCAACTAGTTGCATCATTTACGAAGACGCGACTTATACGGCATCGCCAGGTGACTTGGCAACCGACACAACTAGCGCAAAAGGCATTGAATACAATGACACCAGTTACTCTTTCTATGGCGCGAACTGGCGTTTCTGGACAAGCGATCAGGTGGCGAATGCCACGCTAGTTACAAGAAACAAGAAGGTGATGTGGTATCACCCAGGATTTGATACTGCTGCCTTTGTTCAGGCTGGGACGTGGAACGGTACTGCTGACAACCCCAATACTTGCATTTGGCCCATGAATACTGACGGAGCAATGTGGCAGAGTAACGCGCCAACAGCTTCTGGGGCAGGCACTACTGAATATCAGCTTTTGCCGCAACCGTGGTACAACAACAACTTTCAAGGTCTAATGCCAGAGATATTTTTCACAAATTTTGGCATGAATTACTGGAACTCTTTCGACTATGGCCCGGCATTTTTTATCAACCAGTCAGACGTGCGCTACCACGTGCCCGCAGCCTTGACCAGCAGCAACAGAGCGTTATATGGATCTCCTCTTAACTTTAACGGAGTTCTGCTGCTTGCTAATAGTCGCTATTGGGTACGCTCTCAGGCTGACATGAATCAGCCAAGTCTGATCTTTGATTTTGGCACCTCTGAGCCTGACCTTACCTAATCGCCATGGCAGCTGATTTCACAATCACAGCTACAGAGACAACACTGCCTGGCGGTATGCCAACGGCAGAGGTGGGGAGCGGCGTCTTCGGATTGATCGCCGTCCTTGAAGCTGATGGTGCGCCAAACAGTAGCTCAAGCGCATCAGTGCCGCCTGCTGCTGGCGTTGACTTTCCTGCGCTTGCGCCTTCAGCGCGAACCTTCACGCAAGGATCGCAGCCGTTCAGCACTTTTCAGACCTACTCCGGCCTTGAGAATCGTGTGCTGCTTGGCGCCAATCAGATCGGCTTGTCGTTGAGCTTGGGCTTCCAAAACCTTACAGAAGCTCAGTACAACCTGATCTTTGCTCATTACCTTGCCGTGCAAGGCGGTTACCTAGATTTCAATCTCAGCCCAGAGGTTTTGGCTGGCGTTTCAAGCTCGACCTATCTGCAGCCCGCCTCTTACACCTATCGCTATGCCGGGCCGCCTTCGGTGCAGTGGACATCGCCAGGCGTTGGCAGCGTGAGCGTTGATCTTGTTGCTTCTGTTCCAATTCCTTAGACTCTGAGCAAGGCTTGATCGCGCCATGGCAAACAAG